ATCACCGTCAGCTCCTTGTCCCCCCGGATGTCGGTGAGCTCGACCGGGATCGGCTTGCCGTAGTCCTGGGCCATGGCTGCGACCATCGCCAGGAACCGCACGTCGTCAGGCTCGAGCTGTGCGACCGGGCCGGTGTACTCTTCGACCTCCACGCCCTCGATGCCGATGGCCTGCAGCACCGACGCAAGCGTCTCAGCGAGCGCCTTGACCACCTTCGGGCTGTAGGGCCGGTCAGGCTTGGGGACCATCGCCGCCAGCTCGAGGCCGACCATCTCGTCGCTGTCGCGCGCCGCAGCGCCGAGCTCGCTGGGCAGCTTGCTCATGACTTCAAGGGGCATCTCAGACTCCTTCGAACGGAAGCGGGGCGGGCGCCCCTTCGGGGGTAGGGGGCTGCGCCGCCTCGACAGCCTTCGCGAAGGCCTCGGGCAGCTGGTAGGCGCGCACGAGCTCGGCGAGCACTGCTTCGCGCGGGGCGCCGAGCGAGAGCAGAAGCGGCGCCAGCCGCTCGAGGCTCTGCTGCCGGGCCATGTCCGAGATGGGCGTCGTGCCAGCGTCGACTGCCCAGTAGCTGAAGTCTCCGGTGAGATCGTCAGCGCTCAGGTTGGTGGGCCCGACCGGGTTGGGCAGCGCGAGCGGCTCAGCCTCGTCGCCGAGGACCACGGAGAGCATGACGTTGTAGGTGCTCGCGATGCTCGTGATCACGCTGTCGCGGATGCGGGCCATCCGGCCGATCTCGCTCGAGGTGTAGGCGGCCAGCAGCTGCTGCTCGGTCGCCGTGCTCTTCGTGACCTCGCCACGCGTGAACGGGGCGAGAAGCCCAGCATCTCGGATGTCGCTGTCGACAGTCACAGCGTAGGCAGCGATGTCGCCAGGGATCGGCGCCTGCGGGACCGGCGTGATGTTCCCCTCGAGCGGCTGGCCTGGCTGCAGGTCGACCTCGATCATCTCCCCATCGAGGCCCTGAGCGATCTTGGCGCCAGCTTCCTCGCTGAGGAAGCCCGCTCGTACCATCCACTGCCTGGCCATCCGGCGCACGCCCTGCGCCTGGTAGCTGCGGATGAGGTTCATCTCCCGGAACTGGTCCCTGGATCGGGCCAGGAGGCTGTAGCCCCGCAGCGGAGAGTCAGGGTCGCGAGAGAAGTAGAGCGGGATGATCGGCACGACCGGCCTCCCGCTGGCGCTCTTGAACGGGATGCCCGTCGTCTCGTGCTGCAGCTCCGCCTCCGGCGTCGTCTCGTCGGCGCCAGCGCTGGCCTCGAGCGCGCCGATCTGCACCTTCACGCCCTGGAAGACGAACGTGTCCGGCGTGCGGAAGTCCTCGCTCCACACGAGCAGCTTGTCGGCCTGCAGGTCGTAGACCTCGACCACGCGGACCCACTTCTCCTGGGTCGGCACGCTGCTGTCGTTCGGGCTGAGGCCGACCATGGTTCGTCCACCGATGGCCGAGCTGGAGTCGATCCACTTCTGGTAGACCCGAGGCGAGAAGTCCGTCTCGGGCCGGTCGTAGCGCACCGCTGCCTCTTCGAGCGGCATCAGGTACACGTGACCGACGTACCTCTGCTGCTCCCAGGCGCATGCCGTTGCGTCGACGATGACTTCCCAGGGCGGGAGGGCGGCGGCCGCCACACGCTTGAGCGGATCCACGCTCTCGACCGGAGACAGCTTCATGAAGCTGCACGGGTAGATCAGCGCCAGCCGAGTCGCGTCCTCGAGCTGCTCCCGCACGCCGAGCAGGTACAGGTTCGCGGTCGCCTCGGCGACGTCCGGGTTGCCCCGCGCCCGCACATCCGCTTGCACGAAGACCGCAGGGTTCTTGGCGTACAGGCTGCCCAGGTAGCTCTCGACCACAGCGTAGGCCTTGGGCACCTCGGTGCGCAGCATTCCCTCGACTAGGCCCTCCTCCTTGGCCCAGAAGTCGGTCATGTACAGGCGGCGCAGCTCCCGCATCTCTTCGCGCCGGTTGGTCCAGTACAGGTCGTGCTGTGCAACGATGTCGCTGACGTGGGCAGGAGTGAGCATCGGGACCTCAGAAGGGCAGAGCAGCGGATCGGATTCGCCGAGCGCGGGAAGCTGCGAGCAGGTCGTCTATCCGCGTGCGCCCCGACTGTAGCGCACTCGTCCGCCACGACGACGGCACATCACGCAGGCACCGGTAGGCCAGGGCCATGGCCATCGCAGCGTCGTCATGCGCCCCCTTCGGGGCTTCGGGGGCGACCTTGCCCGGTGGGATCGTCAAGCTGCGCAGCTCGAGCCACGTCGGTCGGTCGAGCATCTTCACCAGGCTCAGCGACTCCCGCAGCGTGTCGAACGCATCGAGCTTGCTCTGCAGGGTCGTGACCCACGGCTTGCCCGTCCGTGGGTCGCGCCACTGTGCGTTGTAGCCGCAGGCCTGGAGCTCGAGCAGCAGCGCGTGGCCATGGTTGTTGCTCTCGGCCAGGACGAGGGCCTGGTTGTACCTGGTCGCGACCTGGATCACACGGTGGGCCCAGGCTGCTGGCGTGATCTTGTTGTTGCGCTCGGTGTAGACGACCTGCGACGTCGCGACCGAGACGACGCACAGCGCGCTGTAGTCGCCTCCCACGCCTCCACCGACGTCCACACCCAGGCAGTACCGGTCATGCGGGTGCGGCTTCTCGATCTCGCGACCGACGTGCTCTCCGTGCAGCGCGTGCTCGAGCACGTTGACCTGCGCCAGCAGCTCGTCGCCGTAGTAGCCCCCCTCGCGCTCGAGGAAACAGTCGTCGATGGACGCCGGGTACTCGCGCCGGAACTTGTGCTCGCTGCCCAGCCGAGCGCACGTGCGCCGGCGCCAGTGCAGCTGGCCCAGGCTCAGGCTGTACGCCTCGCGCTGCGCCTTCTCGGTGTCTGTCAGGCTCGCCTCGAAGTCGTGCGGCACGAGCGAGGGGGCGTCGCAGTAGGCAGGGTGCTCGTGCCAGAACATCGTCAGCAGGGTCCAGCCGTTCTCGGGCGCGCCGCGCACCAACGAGCTGTAGAAGTCGGCCGGGTTGTTGGCGGTCGACTCCACGATGAGCAGGCCATCCCCTACAGCAGCGTCCACCTGGGCCAGGACCTCTTCCAGGTCCGGGGCGTAGGCAGCCTCGGAGATCAGCGCAGCGGCTGGCGTGAACGACCGCAGGCCGGTCTGAGAGCGGCTCGTGAACGCCTGCAGGCTGGCGCCGGTGTCTCCGTACACGAGCCGAGCTCGGGCGCGCACCTCGACCGGCCTGGTCAGCAGCTGCGGGAGCTGGTCCAGCCAGCGCCGGTTGTCGTCCAGCAGCATGGTCGCGCTGTCGTCCCGCATCGAGATGACTGCGTGCATCGCTGCGTTGGCCGTCGTGTACGCCAGCCAGTGCATGACCATCTTCGCGCCGGTGGTCGCTGCGACCTGCCGTGCCTTGAGGATGAGGATGCGCCGGTGCCCAGCCTTCACAGCCTCGAAGATCTTCCCTTGCATGGGCAGCGGCATGAACGGCACGAGCTGCTTGCTGTCCTTGTCCTGCACGCGGTGCAGGCGGGCGAACTTGTCGACATCACCGACCAGCGCGCCGACAGCGGAGCGATGCGGGATCGGGACCGCACCAGGCACGAAGGGGGCGACCATCAGCTCACCACACGGAGCACAGCCTCGAGCTCGGCCATTGCTGCCTGCTGGCCGTCCGTTCGGGGCGCCGCCTTGGCGAGCTCGTAGGCCTTCTCGAGCGTCCACTGCGCAGCCCGGAGCGCGGTCGCATCGCCCTTGCCCTTCTCGAGCGTGCTCTTCAGCAGCAGCAGGGCCTGCTCGGTGAGCGCAGGCAGGGCCTGCTCGATCAGCGCGACAGGGTCGGGGGGCGGCGCAGGCAGCTGGGCCTTGTACCAGGCGGCCCACTGGTAGAGGTGGTCGAGGCCCCACTTGCCGTAGACGGTGGGTGAGAGCGCGATGCCTTCGCGGATCAGCGCCTTGTGGTCGCGGTCGTGGTCAACCATCCACGCTGCAGCGCGCTGTTGAGCAGGTGTCAGCTCCTCCCAGCACTGTGCGTCTCTGCCCTCTGGGCGCCGATTGTTCGGCCTGTGCGTGCTCATCGGCAATCCTCGCGAGGGTGCTGCCTGTACGTACCGGACCGCTGCCTCTGCGCTGGCTCGGCTCTGCCTCAGAGGGAGCGGGGCGCACCCATAG